ATATAACAAATATACAAAAGCATATAATAGATTTGTAGTAGCTGGTTATATCAAACAAGGTTTAGATGAATGGAAAGAAATAGCTATTGAATTAGGTAAGTTATATAAACAATAAATAAAAACTATTATTTTTAAATTGAATAAACAAATTATATCAAGATGAATAACAATAACTATGGTGGCAAAAGAGATGGTGCTGGTAGACCATCAAAAGCAGAAGAAATAAAACTAATTGAAAGATTAAAACCATTAGAAGAAAAAGCATTTAAAGCATTAGAAGCTGGATTAGATGCTGGTGATTTTAAATTTACACAATTATTTTATAATTACTATGCTGGTAAACCAAGAGAAACAAAAGATATAACTGTAAGTAATGAACAACCTATATTTAATATTGATTTAGATGAAGTTTAAAGCATTATCTTATGGAGTTTATATTAACTACTGCAATTAGAAAATTATTACGTTTAAAGAAGCGTATTAAAGTTATTAGAGGAGGCACGAGTGCAGGTAAGACTTTTGGAATCTTGCCTTTACTAATTGATAAAGCAATTAAAGAACCTAATTTAGAAATAAGTGTAGTATCTGAAAGCATACCACATTTACGTAGAGGTGCATTAAAAGACTTCTTAAAGATTATAATGGCATTAGGTAGATACAATGATGCACAGTTTAATAAAAGTACTTTAAAATATACATTTGCAAACGGAAGTTATATTGAATTTTTTAGTGTAGACCAACCAGATAAATTAAGAGGTGCAAGAAGAAACATACTTTATGTTAATGAGTGTAACAATATAGATTTTGAAAGTTACTATCAATTAGCAATTAGAACTTCAGGTGATATATGGTTAGATTATAATCCTACTTCAGCATTTTGGGTAGACAAAGAAATATTAACACAATCAGATGTTGATTTTATTACATTGACTTATTTAGATAATGAAGCATTATCAGAAACAATAGTTCAAGAAATAGAAGCAGCAAAAGTAAAAGCATTAACATCTACATATTGGTCAAACTGGTGGCAAGTTTATGGACTTGGTCAAACAGGTTCTTTAGAAGGTGTATGTATTCCAGATTGGCAAGAAATAGATTTACCAACTGATGCAAGGGTATTATGTTACGGAATGGATTTTGGTTATAGTAATGACCCAACATCATTAGTTACAATGTATAAATATAATGATGCTTATATATTTGATGAAGTAATTTATAAGAAAGGATTATTGAATAGCGAAATATCAAATTTATTAAAAGCTAATAATGTAAACGAAATTGTTTACGCTGATAGTGCTGAACCAAAATCAATAGCTGAATTGAATAGTTATGGTCACAATGTGTTACCAGTTACTAAAGGAAAAGATAGTATCTTATTTGGTCTTAATTTAATTAATCAAAATAAAGTTTATGTTACATCAAGAAGCAAAAACTTAATAAATGAATTAAGGAACTACATTTGGCAAACAGATAAAACAGGAATTAAAATGAATAGACCAATAGATGCATATAACCACGCAATAGATGCTATGCGTTATGCAATGACAAGTCAATTAGAAAATCCACATAAAGGAAACTATTTTATATACTAATAACATTATATTGTTATTTTAAGTGTATTTAATACTTTTAAAATTCAAAATATATGCAAAATAACATTATAATATCATTTTACTAATGAGTTACGGACAAATAATAGCAGCAATACAATGTTATATTCATCACGTTAAAGGTGTTGAAGTTCAAATTAACTTACCAAGAAACGTAGGAGAAATTAAAAAGATGCAACAAATGTATCATATAGCAAGTGCTTACCTTTCGCAGTAAGATAACTATTAAAATTAGGGTTTATATTAACACAAAAGGTAATGAGAGAAGAAGAAGATATATTTGAAAATATGGAGTTTGAACAATGTGATACAAGATATGAAATAATATCTATGTGCAATCAAGCATTAAGTTCAGTTGAAGGATTTGATACAGGAATGATAAGTAAAGAAGATGCATTTAAGATTAAAGAAATAAGAAGAAAGTCTTTAGCTTTAATTGATTTACATATTGGAATGATATACGATGAAAACTTTGAAAGTTAAATAAAAGTTAAAATGTATTTTATTTAAAACAATATAATTATATTTGTAGCAAATAACAAACAAATGAAAACATATATGACAAAGTATTTAGTTACTTACTGGACAGAAAGAAATGATGAAGCAACAGATATAGAATTAGAACTGTATGCTTATAATGAAATAGATGCACTAAGAACATTCTATGATATGAATATAGTACATAGAAAAATAGAAAGTGTAAAAGAAATGGTTTAAATTTTGATTAATAATGGTTGAAGAAAGACTTACAGAAATGTAGGTCTTTTTTTGTTTAATACAATTTAGACTTTATTTTATTTTTAAATAAAAAACAATGAAGTTACAGATTACAATACCAACAAGTTTACAAGAAATAACATTAGAACAATATCAAAAGTTTTTATCTATTGCAAAAGATAATCCTGATGGTGAATTTCTTCAACATAAGATGGTTGAAATATTTTGTGGTATAGATTTAAAGAATGCTGCTAAAATAAGTTACAAAGATGTAAATGAAATAACAACTAATTTATCAAATCTATTTACACAAAAATATGAATTGAAAAAAACATTTAGATTAGGTGATACTGAATTTGGATTTATAACTAACCTTGATGAAATTACATTAGGTGAATATACTGATTTGGATAAATACATTAGTGATTGGGATAAGATGCATAATGCAATGGCAGTATTATACAGACCAATAACAAAGAAGTTAAAAGACAAATATCAGATTGAAGAATACAATGGTAGTTATACATATTGTGATGCTATGAAGTTTGCACCAGTTGATGTTGTATTAGGTGCTGTTGTTTTTTTTTACAATTTAGGCAACGAATTGTTGAAGTCTACGATACACTATTTGGAGAACAACAAGGAGTTTCAGAGTATAGTAAACAATCACAATTTGGAAGTAAATGGGGTTGGTATTCATCATTCTATGCTCTTGCTCAAGGAGATGTTAGAAGATTTGAAGATGTCTCCAGAATTAGATTATCAGTTGCATTAACATTTTTAACATTTGAGAAAGAAAAGAACCAAATAGAAACAGAATTAATAAGAAGTAAATAATGAAAGGATTTTACCAAGTAACAACAGCAATTAAAGACCAATTATATAAAGATGTATTTGTTAATACAGTTTCTTCAGGTGATATATTTGAAATTGATTTAAACAAACAAACTATATTTCCTTTGTCACATATTATTGTAAACAATGCAACGTATAATAATAACGTTTGGATATTTAATATATCAGTTCTATGTATGGATGTTGTAGACTTTAGTAAGACTGAACAAACAGACCAGTTTTTAACAAATGATAATGAGCAAGATGTATTACATACTCAATTAATGGTAATTAATAGATTATTAGAAGTATTAAGAAGAGGTGCATTAATGGATGAAGGATATGAATTAAGTGGCACACCTAATTGCGAACCATTTGTAGACAGGTTTGAAAACAAGATAGCTGGATGGACTGTTACATTTGATGTTATGGTTGCTAATGAAATGACAAGTTGTGAAAATGAATGCTAATAATTTAACATCTACTAAAGAAGTTTTAGAAGCATATAAAAAATATGTTATTCAACAAGCAAGAAGTAATCTTTCAAAAAGCAATAAGAACGTTTCTAAACAACTTTATAATCAAATCAAAGGTGAAATACTATTTGAAAATAATTATTTCTTATTGGGCTTTAGTATGCCTGATTATGGCTTTTATCAAGATGAAGGTGTTAAAGGTGCAGACCCAAGTCAAGTATCACCTAATGCAAAAGTAAAAGGGCAACAAGCACCGAATAGTAGATTTAAATTTAAAAGAAGAATACCATCAGCACCATTTGAACAATGGGCAAAGTTTAGAAACATAAGATTACGAGATGCAAAAGGAAAGTTTAAAAAAGGTAATTATAAATCAATAGGTTATATTATAGCAAAGAATGTATGGGCAAGGGGAATTAAACCTTCTTTATTTTTTACTAAACCATTTGAAGATGGATATAAGAAATACATAGATACTGATTTAATAAAAGCATTTGGTGACGATATAGAAACATTAATAGATTATACAATAACAAATAAATAATATTTATGGAAATTATTAGAGTACGTTCACCTTATTTTATAACAGTAAATGAAACTTCGCAAACATCAAGCAAAATTGAATTGTTTATTTGGCATAAAGGTGAAACAGAACCAGCAACACCTACATATACATTAAGTAAAAATGCACCAAGTACAACACAAAGGGCAAACACTTACAATATATCAAATTATATAAAAGAAAATATTGATATAATAGCACCTACTGCAACTAATATAGTAGCTGAAGAAAGTGTTAATATGTGGGCATATTGTAGAGTAAAAAGATATGCAACTGTATCTGGCGTAGAAAGTCTTTTAAACAACGTAGTTTATATAGGTTTAAATGGTTATACTGATTATTCAAACGGATATAATTTTAACTTTCCTAAAAACAATTTAGTGTTGGTTAATGGTAAAATAACAAGATATTATTATTTAAAAACTGGTTATTCTGATAGTAGTTACTTTAATTATTTTATGCAAGAAACAAGTCCAAATGATACTATTGAAGTTAGATATTATGACAAATCAAATACATTAATTGCTACAACTTCTTTAGCTTCTGATGATGATTATCTTTATAAAATACCATATACAAGAAATAATGTTGGATTAGTAAATGGTGGGTATGTAACTATTTATAATGTAACTGATGCAGATGAAATAGAAACAATTTTTTCTGAACCTTTATGTGAACCTAAATATAAACCAGTTGTTTGTTCTTACATAAATGCAAATGGTGGATGGCAATATTTAACTTTTTTTAAAGCTAAATCAGAAAGTTTTGAAAGTAAAAGCAAAGATTATAACTTATTACCAAATGCAGTTGATTACAATGAATTGAGAGGTCAATCAAAAGCATTTAATTTTGTAGCAACTAAATCAATAAAAATAAATACTGGATGGGTTGATGAAAACTATTCATTACTTATAGAAGAACTTTTTAATTCTGAAACAATTTTATTGGATAATTTACCAGTTAAATTAAAAGCAACTTCATTTGAATTAAAAACATCTTTAAAAGATAAAATGATTAATTACGAAATAGATTTTGAATATAATTACAATCAAATTAATAATGTAATATAATGGAGTTATATATTTACGTTGATGATGTTGCTAAAAGAGTTGAAATGTTTCAAGATGAAAAAGTTTCAGTTACTTCTACAATACAAAACTATTCAGATATTGGTAAACTATTTACAGACTATTCACAATCATTTACAATTCCAGCATCACCTACAAACAATGCTATCTTTTCACATTGGTATGATAATGCAGTTGATGATGGATATGATGCAAGAATAAGATACAATGCCTATATAGAAATAGAAACAATACCATTTAGAGAGGGTAACGTACAATTAGAAAAAGCAAATAAAAAGAATGGTTATATTGAAAGTTATACACTTACATTCTATGGTAACCTTACACAATTAAAAGATAAGTTTGGTGAAGATAAATTAAATAGTTTAGATTTTAGTTCTTTAAATCATACTTATGATGCTTCTACTATTGTTTCTAAAATTAATACTAATGGTGGTGGTGTTTTATATCCTTTAATAGGTAACACAAGAAAGTTTGATTATAAGACTGCAACTATTTTTGATGTAACTACAAACACAGGTGCTATTAATTGGGATGATTTATTTCCATCAGTACCTATAACAAGCATATTAGATTTTATAGAAACTAAATATGGTTTAACATTTACAGGTAATTTTTTAGGATATAATCAATTTAGTAAGTTGTATATGTTGCTAAAGAATAGTGAACTTCCAAGAGCATATAATTCCGGTATATTTTATGACCAAAATAGATTTAGTGGAACTGCTACTTTTCCAGAATACAATACAACAACAGACACAATAACATTAGATTGGAATAGTATTTATTTTCAAACAGGCTCACCACCATTTCCTACATATGGTGGAAATAGAAGAATAATAATTAAATTTGGAATAACACTTGCTTCACCATATTTAACAACAAATTACAAAGTTGAATTATTACAAGATGGAGTTATTACACAAACATTTGATAACTTAATAGGAAATCAAGTTTTAACATTATTAGATGTAAGACAATCAGATGACCCAGCATCACACGAATATAAAATTAGAGTTTCAGCATTAGGTGCTTTTACTTTTAAAGGTCAAGTTTCTTATGTAAGAAGAAATGTTTATGGTGATAGAACAACAAACAGTTTTAACTTTGCATCAAGTGGTTCACCTACTGGTCAATCATTTTCAGCAATACAAAATGTTGTTGCTTATGTACCAGATATTAAAGTTGCAGATTTCTTTATGGGATTAGTTAAAATGTTTAATTTGATTATTACACCAATTAATGAAACAACATTTAAATTAGAACCATTAGAATTATATTATCAAGCTGGTCAAATAAAAGATTTAACACCATTTATTTATGCTGATGAATTAGATATTGAAAAGCCAAAACTATTTAAGACAATAGAGTTTACTTATGAAAAGTCAGAAAATATCTTAAACAATGCTTTTAGTGGTTTATTCAATAGGCAATATGGTGATTTAACATTTGATAGTGGTTCAAATTCTGAAAGTGGTAAGTATGAAATTAAATTACCATTTGAAGATGTTATGTGGGAAAGAACAACAGGATATAATTTTCAAACTGCTACATTATTAAACAAAGATTTACAAAGTTACACACCTAAACCAATATTGATGTATAACAATGGATTAAGTGATGTATCTTCTTTTCCTATTAAAATTTACAATGGAACTACTTACACAAACGTAAATAACTATGTAAGATTTAATAATGAAATAAATACAGGTGCAACTGATTTAAGTTATTTATATTCTATAAATTTTGGTAATGAAGTTTCATCTTGGTATTTAGTAAATGCACCACAAGGATTATACAAAAGACACTATGAACAATACATAGCAAATCTTTATAATCAAAAGACAAGAATTTTAAAAGCTAAAGCAAAATTAGAACCACAAAATTTAACTAATTTAAAGTTAAATAACAGAATTATAATTAGGGATAACAGATATATTATTAATTCTTTTACTTCTGATTTAACAAGTGGTGAAACATCATTTGAATTGATAAATGATTATAGAACTTTAAGTTATGATAGTGTAGGTTATAGATTTTCAAACATAGAATTATTAAATGTAGATAATACAGCACAAGAAGTTCAAATAGATATTTATAAAGGCTTGTTTGAATATATAGTTGTTACTGCATCTTCAACTGGATTTGCTACTTGGGCTGGAAGTGGTACGCAAGAAGAAGATTTTAGTACAACTATATCAATAGCACAAAATACATCTGGAGTAGAAAGAACAAAAAACTTTGATATAAAATTTCAAGATTATGATGGAAATATAATAGAAGTAAACATACCTATAACACAAGATTTATGATAAAGTTAATATTAGAAATGCTACAATTAGATGAGCATTACGGACAATCAGAAACAATAGAAATAGCAAAAGGTAAGTATCAACTACCAGAAACATTTTTAGGTACTCTAAAGCAATTTAAACGACAAATAAAAGAAAGAAAAAATGGCAGAAACTAAAACTGTAAATTTAGAAGTTAATTCTAATTTAGCTAAAACTGAGCAAGCAGTAACATCATTAAAAAGTGAATTAAGAAAAGCACAAGCAGAGGTAGCAAATTTAAGTGATAAGTTTGGAGTAACATCTAAAGAAGCTATTGAAGCAGCTAAAAGAGCAGCTGATTTAAAAGACAGAATAGGTGATGCAAAAGATTTAACAGATAGTTTTAATCCTGATTCTAAATTTAAAGCATTAGCTGGTGCTGCAAATGTTGCTGCTGGTGCATTAAGTGGATTTGAAGGTGCTATGGCTTTA